ATCTGGATATATTCCTTTAGCTTTAGTATAAGTCATCTCTTCTTTAACTAATGCTTCTCCTGCTGCTCCAATACCTGTCTTATTACGTAAACAGTTAGCTGATGGATCAATATATGTATTAGTTAGCTGTGGCATTGTGAACTTAACTGGCTGTGCATCATCACCGTACCCTAACATAATAAACGAATCACCTAATGAAGTGAACCGACTAAACAGATTAAAGTCTTCTGTCATTACATCGTATAACCCACCATCAAGTTGAACCATGTCAACACCATCTTTAATAACCTCAAGCTTTTCTTGGTCTAGCCCTGAAGACTTGAATGCACGTGATGGTCGTCTCATATTCTTAACAAGCTTAGATAGCGATTGAAAGAATAACTTACTCTTAACTTTAAATGGATCACTGTAAGCAGTTCCAAGGCTAGAGTCATCTTCTCCCATTGTATCACAACCATTCATGCTTTCATTGTAGAAGTCTACAAGCTCTTGCCATTTATTGTCTAGGTCAAAACCAGCATTACGACGAGAGTTCATTGCTCTCATATAAAGATCAATTGCTGCTTTAGCTCCTACGTTATCTAATCCACTAACGACTCCTTGATCTTCTTTAATCTTTAGGTCTTTCATAAACTATATGTTATTTGTAATACTTAGTCGTTTTACTTATTTTTATCATACACGGTTTCTATAATAAATCAACGACGTTTCATACGTAGTGATTGTATGTAGTTCTTTTGAGCAGTTATAACACTTACTCCAGTATTGCTTTTTAGTCCATTAAACCCATAACGTATTGCATCCATACTATGTGAGAACTGATGCTCTGGCTCATTTATTATCTTTCCTTCTTTGTTCTCTTTCCATAAGTAACCCCTGTATTCTTTTATAATATTCACACTTCTTTTTGTTACACTGATCTTTTGATCTTGCACAAACTGTATTCCTTGGCACACACTACCTGCTCCTTTCTTAGCTGCTATAATGTTTACACCGTGCAGTCTTATCTCATCTATACTCTTCGGCTCTGCACCGTCTGCCATTGTTAATACATTTCCTTCTATAAGGTTACATATATCGGCTATTTGCTTATTACTCAATCCCTTTGCATACATTGCCTCGTCAAGTATGTATCCACCGTTATAATAGTAAATATCTATTAACGCACTAGGATCATTTGTATATCCAAAATCAAGACCTCTTCTTTCTAGTCTTGCCTCATGTGGTATTTCGTCAATAATTGCCCAATCCTTAAAGATCTTTCTTTCCATATTATGCGGCTCTCCTAACCATTTATGCTTGTAAAGATTTGGTCTATGCTTCTTATCATCTTCTAGCTCATCCTTAATCACATCTGCCATCATGCCGTACCTTATAGCAATATCGTAGTTTTGATTAATTACTAACGTGTTAGGTCTTCCTTCTAATACTAATCGCTTATGCACAGGATCTTCCTCTAGTAGCCTGTTGTATGTATAAACTATTTGCGATCCATCCTTACGAACTGTAGGGGTTAGAACCTCAATACTTTTTTCTGACACTGTTTGTGATTCCTCAACCCATGCAATATCAATCCCCTCAATAGACTTTATACCTTGTTCGTTATTCCATAGCCCTTTAAATATAAAATCAGAACCATTCACAGTGTTTACTATAGAATTGTTTGTGATTTTGAAATCTGTAAAACCGAACTCTTTTATTAACTCTGATAACAACTGATGAGAACTTTCAGAAATAGAACTTTGAAACTCCCTAAAGCAAGCAATCCTTCTTTTCTTCTCACGTGCTTTTATTAACAAATATCTTGCTACTGTATGTGACTTTAAAGAATACCTTCCTCCGTAAACTGCAGCCTCTCTCCAGTCTGAATCAAATAGTCTTTTATACTCCGTCGGTATCTCCATTGTCTTTGGCATCTATAAATTTTACTAATACAGGCTGTATCTGCTCTCCGTCACTTGTAACATCTATCTTATCACCATACCTAGCAGGTAACATCTTACTTAGCTTCCACTTTCTTACATCTGTTCTAAGTCTATCTCTTTGTACGTTATCTTTCTCTGTACTATCTGCTATTTCCTCTAGTTCATCAAACATATTCTCTGCTCTTATTCTACAAGATTCTTCGTATCGGTCAAAAAACCCTTTATGTTCCTTAGTAAGTAACCATAGATGCACTGTCGCCCTGTTAGGCATATCATCATCACTACAAATCTTCCTTAAGCTTTCTCCTGCTGCCATTCTAGAACATATAGTCAAAGAAAGTTCTTCACTATATAAGCTTGGTCTTCCTCCTTTATCTTTAGTCATATCTATCTTATTAAGTATCTACATACTAACCCTCATATCCCTTCATGTCAAGCTTCTGGCTTAAGTCTGATACTGTTTGACGGAGAGATTCTATTTCTTTGTCTTTAGAGGCTGAGTATTGTTTGCAGGCTTGTTTGATTGAATCTTTCAGGTCTCTAATATCAACAAAATGATCTGCTAAGCAGTATTCAGCAAATTCATTACTAGTTCTCCAAAACTCCTCCTCAATCTCATCAAGCGTCTTAGCTTCCTCTTGGCTGTTGTCTTGTTCGATGTATTGTTTTAATGTTTCAAAGCATCTGTCATGTTCTTTTGTCCAAACATTACAACGATCATCCATTGAATGAAATGCCTTTCTAGCCTCTTCTTTAGTTATTTGTTTAGTCATTGTTAGAATTATTAAAGTTATGAGCATTGCACTTTTGACATACAAGATATGTTTTCCCGTTAGTAGTTTCTTCTTTTACCTCTCCTCCACAAAGTCGTACACTACATATTTTAGGTTCATCTTGCAATAATCCTTCGTCTTGAGCAGCTTTTAGCATTTCTTTGGCATGTTCAAGCAAGCTTTTATTGTCAAAGTTATGATAGGCTTCAATGTTATTAAAAGTTTCTGCTTTGAACCTAATTGCACAATCCAATAAGAATTGTTCCTGTGCTGGTGTGTATTTAGTTGCCATTGTTAATTTTTAATAGGTATAAAATAGGTATAATTTAGGTATAACTATACCTGTTATTTAGTTTCTAAAATATCTATATCTGCTAGTACCATTCTAAATGCAAACCATAGAAATACATTCTCGTGTGTTCCAAGTTCTACAAAGCATAACTTCTCTGTTACAACCTCCTTAATATCGTATAGTTCTGCCAATGTTTTATTGTGTTCTGGCATTATAAAATACAGTTATCCATAATGTATTGTTCAGCTTCTTCTTTTCTTCCTTGTTTTATTAATTGCATTACTATCATGTTCTGGCATTATAAAATACAGTTATCCATAATGTATTGTTCAGCTTCTTCTTTTCTTCCTTGTTTTATTAATTGCATTACTATCATTGGAACAAACTCACACATCTCATTAGCAAAAAATGGCATCTTGAACTGCTGATAAAATTTCTTATTTTCGCTTAACTCTGTCCATTTTAACATTTCTTCCCCAAACAATTCTTTAGCGTGAGTTACACAAAGGTCGTTTAGTATGTCGTAAGATCTCGCCATATCTGATTTTACTTGCTTCTTTTTTGTTCCGTTTTTACGAAAAAAGATGTTATTATCATGGTTTAACGAATATACATATTCATATTCTGGCGTTAGAAATCCTGAGCGATGCAAAAAATTTGCTAAGTTATAGCTTGTGTGTGTTTGTTCTAACATAATATTAGTTTAATTGATTAATTCTGCCCTTACTTAATAAATGTTAGTTCTCTTGTAGGGGTTATTTATTCATGTATATAGCGTAACATGGCATGAAGCAAAGTATTGCATATAGCATAAATATTAAAGTTCTTACATCCATGCTTTTCTCCATTTCTTGCAATGTTTCTATAGTCCATGTTATATCCCAAGTTATATACGACATTAACAAGTAAAACAGAATATGTGCTACGATAATTTTTAATAGTGTTTTCATAACTTAATTTTTAATTGATTAATTACTCTCTTCATCAATAGACAGTTCCTTTATTCGTTTCTTAGTAACCCATACAATACTCTCAAGTACAATATATATCTCCTCTGCCTCTTTTTCATCGCTAACTATAACTCTTAGGGCTTCGAAACTAGTCTCAATGATAGCCTTTAGATGCCTAGCAGTGTTCCTATCAAGACAATTGATTTGTTCAGTTATATTCATGGTTAAGATTTTAATGAGTTAATATAATTGTTTAGTAATCGTATTCGTTCTTCTTGATCCTCTTCTGATACTGAGTAATTCATAACAACGCCTGAATGAAAATCAATCTTATCTCTTTTGCTTTTATATTCATAATTACTAACAAAAGATGTTTTTAAATTAACATCAAAGTATGTGTAATAAACACCTTCTTTCGGCTCTTCAAATTTCACAATATGCTCCATTAGCTCCTTCTTAGCCTTAGCTTGTTCTTCTGTTGCGAAGGTTTCAGTTAAAGAAACTCTGTTATAATCATCACCATCCTCTACTTTCCAGTTTTGCATATCAATCTCCTTCTTAAACTCTTCTACTGGCTCGAACCATTCAGAGTCCATAATTTCATTTCCTTTCATGTTAAATATGTACATCCAGTTTCTAATATCCTTAATAGTCCCTGCCTTATCTGTAGGCGTATCTTTTAATAGTTTGTATTTCATAGTATAAAGTTAATGTACCTTAATTGTATCACACCTAAATATATAGTCAAGAGTTTTTTTCTAATTAACATAAAAAGAACCTAAGCGTTTAAACTTAGATCCTTATTTATTGTTATTATGCGTATTCTTTTACAAACTCTGAGTTAGACGTTGCTTGTTCATTAAAGCATTGTCGTGAGTAGTATTCTGATTTCTTACCTCTGTTGTATTGACTTACTGGTCTGTGATAACCCATGACGACACGGGTCCATATTTCGCAAGGTGTTCGCTTGAGAAATTCCGACCCAGAATTTTGATTAGTTGATTGTTTCATTATTTGAATTAGTATATTAAACGTATATTCAGTATAGCAAGTCATTACTATTTGTCTAGTCCTTATCGTTCAATATTTTCTTTGAGTGTATAGCTATATCAATTGCTCTTCGTTCTAGTACGTTCTCTATAATCATATCAACTATTGGTTCTTCTGTTACTTCTTTTATCTCTTCTAGAGCAGCTAACATTAAACCTAACTGCATATTAGCGAATGCATGCTCATGACTTGCTACTTCAAGCATCTCCTTGTATTCATATTGCCCACCTTCTTCTAGTGCTGTATTATATTCATCATTTATCTCAATAGTACCAATAGTATCTACATACATTTCATCTCCACGAAAATCTGTAAGAGTATCTCCTTCTTTAATATTTTTTAGTGTTTGCATCTATCAATTTGTTAACATATAAAATTAGTTCTTGATCCTTAATCTTTCCTGACACCGCATACTCGTTGCAAATATCTAACACCATTAGTGATACATCTGCGAATGCCGATGCTTTTATCCATTGCTTCATGTATTCATAGTCTACACTCTACACTAAACATTGTCTAGTCCTTTTTGTTCTGGTGTCATAGGTTAGTTGTTAAGCGAATACAATGTAGGCTGATAGTGAAATTGATAACACAATCATCAAAGATATGTAATCCCAGGCATTATTTGCATTTATATATTTTGATAGCAATTCAGATAAAACAAACATAAAACCAATGCTCATAAATACAAAGCCGATGATGTTTAAGAGTAGTTGCATGGTTATTTGGTTTTAGTAATTAAGTCTGATGGTATATCCGCAATAGTAGCTGTGCTTAATACAAAAGTAGCAGTAGAGTCTTTTCCCATTTCTGCAAAACATTCTATAGCATATTCACCACCGCGTTCGTTGGCTGCTCTTGATAAAACTGTTCCAGCAGGTATCACTACATCTTTTAATAATACGTAATCTTGAGTTTTCATAATAATTATGTTATTTATTAGTTTGTAAATCTTTTAATCTTACGAATCCATCTTTGTCTATATAAGCTGGTTCATAAAAATCTTCTGGCTTTGCTTTAGGAGGAGTAACCCAGTTTATACCGTCTAAGCTAAACTGTTTCTTGTTTTTACTGATTTTGATTGTCATGGTTTATTTGTTAAGCGAATACAATGTAGGCTGATAATGACATTGCCAAAAGAAAGTTAAATACAAGGTCTGCGTTTCTTAGCTTTTTAAATTGCATCTTAGTAAGCACGTTTAATAATAAGTTACATAGTACCATTATTGATACAAAGCCGATGATGTTTAAGAATAGCTGCATTGTTATTTATTAGTTTGTAAATATTCATCATCTGCTTCACATATAAGCTCACCGTCTAGTGTGTACAATTGTGCTATACGTCTTATAGGGTCACCTTTAACTCCTAACCCTCGCTTTTCGCTTGTAATAATAACGTTCATTACCTTTGTTGTTTCTACGTTAATGTTGTCTAAGTAGTTCATGGTTTTATTTGTTAGTTTGTATGTCCTTCCATAGTTGGAATATTGCTCCTGTTGCTACATGTGCTGAATGTAGTAATCCACTATCAATGTCTCTGAACTCTCCTTGTCGTTTCTTCTCTTGGTGTCTCATCATTGCTGAATGGTATCGGTTATCAAAGTCTTCTAGTTCTTGCCAGTTATTATCTCCATATTTATTAGCTCCATGTGTTAGCACTTCTACTATTGCTTCTAATGCGTCTGCTGGTAGTAAATCATATCTTAGTTTACCTTGGTCGTGCTTAATTCCTGTCATGTTTATTGTTTAAATTTCCAAATACATCCTCCTGCGTGTTCTTGTGTTCCATTACATGCTTTTGATATTGAATGTTTTCCTATTCCTGTATCTCTAGAAGCACTACTGATAGAATGAAACTCTTTAATAAATGACTTAAATAAAGAATATTGAACAACTGTTTTACCAGTCTTTGTGTTTATTCCACTCTTTGAATCACTATAATATTTATCACAGTTTTCTTTCCATGTTACTAATCGTATGTTTTCAAGTGAGTATCCTTTGTAGTCATCCAATCTATCACACGAAGGCTTTAACATTTTATCATATTCTGAATCAACCCAGTTTTTATAAAGTTCTTCAAAGTTGTTATTTGATGTAATCCATTTCTTAAATTCTTCTTTTGTGTATGGAATATTAGAATTAAACTTGTCCCTATTTCTTATCTTATGATGTGAATACATCTTTGTAACCAACCCTTTTATACTTCTATTATAAATCTCAAGAGTGATCTTAATGCATGACTTACATTCATTTGTATATCCATCTTTAATATTCTTACTTTTATAATAATTATCATAAGACTTTCCTTCACTGCATTTTGTGCAAGTTTTCATAAATATAAAATTAATAGTACTAGGTTGCATACAGTAAACAAAAGTTTCCGTCCTAATACTATTAAATCTACCTTTGTTCTTGTATGCAGATTAATAGTAATCTCTTTCTTGCTTCTTGTCAATGCTTTCTTTCCGTTCTTTCTTGCTCTTGCGTTCTAAATCCATCATCACCCTCTCTTCATCTGTATACTCTTCTTCTGCCAATTTATGTTTTAATTCATTGTCCATAATGGTTTAAATTAATATATAACAACAATAATCTATAGTAACTATCTAGTCAAGAGTTTTTTTCTAATAAGACGAGAAAAAGCCTTAGGCGGTTATCAAGCGTATTATATATTACTTCTGGCTTGTTTGCTAAGGCATTGTAATATTACACTGTTATTTTCTATTTGTCTATGCTACAACTCCATTCCATCTACCATTTTTCTTTAACGTCATAGGTATAAGCTTAGGTACTCCTTCTTCTATAATCATAGCTCCAAGAATAGGTCGTTTAGGCTGCAGTTTGTTATAAGCGAAAGCCATTGACTTATTATCTAATAAACATCCAATACATGCACCGAACCTTAAATTAGACGGACTAGAAATATAACCAATCTCAAATTTACTATGCCTATGCCCTGCTACTAAACTCATTCCTAATATACCAGCATGATTGAATACATTAGCTTGTGCCTGATGCATAAACGCACA